GCTGAGTATGAATTCTTGATTGACAAACAAAAATTATATCGTGTTCCAACAAATCTAATTACAATTAAATATGAATATCAAGGAGACGAAGAAGAATATAATCCAAGCTGGGCACAAAGCAGTTGAGGAGCTTATCAAGGTAGCTAAAGAAGCTATTGTTGATTCGGACGACGACATATCAGCGGATAGATTAAAGAATGCTGCCGCAACAAAGAAGCTAGCTATATTTGATGCTTTTGAAATATTGTCACGTATCCAAGAAGAAGAGGCTATACTTGAGAATAAGCCGATAGCTGAAGAAAAACAAAAAACATTTTCAGGTTTTGCTGAAAGAAGATCTAAATAATGTACGAACAAACTTTATATAGTGTAATAACGCCCATAAAGCAAAATACAATATCTAGATTAAACAAAAGCAAAAAATGGGAGTATGGATACAACAAAGAAAACGATGTTGTTGTTATTAGCAAAACTGGGCAAATAGGCGAAGTCTATCAAATACAGAATTTAAAAATAGCTTTACCAAAAGCGCCTGCTAAAATAGATAAGTCGAAAGACAAATGGGTCGTTGAAGAATTACCGGTCGAATTAAAGCGTATACAAAGTGTTTTTGATTGGCGCGATTATCCAGACGACTTTAAAGAAAAATGGGAACCATATATAGATGAACAGTTCAGACGCCGCGAAGAAGGCCATTGGTTCAATAATAAAGGTGTGGATACTTACATTACTGGTACTCACTTTATGTACTTGCAGTGGTCTAAAATTGACGTTGGGCTTCCAGAATTTAGGGAAGCAAACAGATTATTCTTCATCTTTTGGGAAGCTTGCAAAGCAGACCAAAGGTGCTACGGTATGTGCTACCTCAAAAACAGACGCTCGGGGTTTTCATTTATGGCAAGCGGCGAAACCGTTAACATGGCCACCATATCAAGCGACGCAAGGTTTGGTATATTATCAAAATCAGGAGCTGACGCTAAAAAAATGTTTACAGACAAGGTAGTACCAATATCGGTTAACTATCCTTTTTTCTTTAAACCAATACAAGACGGTATGGACCGTCCAAAAACAGAATTAGCGTACAGAATACCAGCCTCAAGACTTACAAGAAAGTCTATACAAAACAAACAGGATCAAGAGTTGCTAGAAGGATTAGATACGACTATTGACTGGAAAAATACAGGTGACAACAGTTATGATGGTGAAAAATTAAGACTGTTAGTGCACGATGAAAGCGGTAAATGGGAAAAGCCAGATAATATATTAAACAACTGGCGCGTAACAAAAACTACATTAAGATTAGGTAGTAGAGTTATTGGCAAGTGTATGATGGGGTCAACATCAAATGCTTTAGACAAGGGTGGTGAAAACTTTAAAAAATTATACAATGACTCCGATGTTACAAAACGAAACCGTAATGGACAAACTAAGTCAGGATTATATTCTTTGTTCATACCTATGGAATGGAACTACGAGGGATTCATTGATTCTTATGGAATGCCTGTATTCGAAACCCCATCAGAAGATTGCTTTGGCCCACACGGAGATCTTATTGAGGTTGGGGTTGTTGAACACTGGGATAATGAGGTAGAAGGATTAAAAGGCGACCAGGATGCTTTAAATGAGTTCTACAGGCAGTTCCCGCGTACAGAAGAGCACGCGTTCAGGGATGAAACAAAAAATAGTATATTTAACTTAGTAAAAATATACGAACAAATAGATTATAACGAAGATTTAAAAAGCTCAGGAGTTTTAACAACCGGTAGCTTTAGCTGGGAACACGGGATTAAAGATTCAAAAGTAATTTTTAGTCCAAACCCAAATGGAAGATTTAAAGTATCTTGGGTACCTAAGGTTGCGTTGCAAAATAAACAAATAGTTAAAAACGGAATGAAATATCCCGGCAACGAGCACATAGGCGCTTTTGGTTGTGATAGCTACGACATATCAGGAACAACCGACGGGAATGGATCTAAAGGCTCTTTGCACGGGTTAACAACTTTTAGCATGGAGGATGCACCTCCAAACACGTTTTTTTTAGAATATGTAGCTAGGCCGCAAACAGCGGAAATGTTTTTTGAAGATGTACTTATGGCACTTGTATTTTACGGGATGCCTATACTGGCGGAAAACAACAAGCCTAGATTGTTGTATTATTTAAAGCGAAGAGGTTATCGCGGGTACTCAATGAATAGGCCTGACAAGTTGTACAATAAACTTTCAGTTGCTGAAAAAGAAATAGGCGGGATACCAAACTCGTCTGAAGATATTAAGCAAGCCCACGCAGCTGCTATTGAAACATATATACAAAACCATGTAGGTATTAAAAGCGATGGCGAATATGGTACAATGTATTTTAATAGAACACTAAACGATTGGGCTAAGTTTGATATAAATAGAAGAACCAAATTTGATGCAGCTATTAGTTCAGGACTGGCGATAATGGCATGCAATAGACATTTGTATAGACCAAACCCTCATGTTGAAAAACCTAAGTTAAATTTAAGTATTGCAAGATATAAAAACACCGGTGCAATATCGGAAATAATAAAATAAAGTATGGCTGAGTCAGTTATAAATAGTTTTTTCCCAAGCCAAGTTGCTAGCGACGCAGAAAAAATGTCGCCTGAATATGGTTTAAGAGTTGGTAGAGCGATCCAAGACGAATGGTTTAAATCAGACTCTGGCACTAATAGATATAGAAGTAATCAAAATACATTTCATAGGTTAAGATTATACTCTAGAGGCGAACAATCAATACAAAAATATAAAGATGAATTATCTATTAATGGTGATTTATCATATTTAAATATAGACTGGAAACCAGTCCCAATTATCCCTAAGTTTGTAGATATAGTTGTGAATGGCATATCCGAAAGAGCTTTTGATATAAAAGCATATTCACAAGACCCTTATGGTGTTTCTAAGCGTACAGAATATTTAGAAAGTATAATCAGGGATTTACAAACAAAAGAGATTAACGATTTTGCAAAAGAAAACTTTGGTGTAAATTTATATGAAAACCCACCGGAGATGCTACCTGATTCTCAAGAAGAATTAGATGTGCATATGCAGCTTACCTACAAACAAGCGGTTGAAATCGCCGAAGAGCAAGCTATAAACGTTCTGCTGCAAGGTAATAACTATGACTTAACTAAAAAGCGCGTTATAAATGATTTAACCGTAATTGGTATTGGAGCGGTTAAAAACAGGTTTTCAAAAACAGAAGGAGTTGTTATTGAGTATGTCGATCCCGCTAATTTAGTTTGGTCATATACTGAATCACCTTATTTTGATGATATATATTATGCCGGTGAAGTTAGGAATGTACCTATTAACGAAATTAAAAAGCAATTTCCGGATTTAACAAATGAGGATTTAAAAAGAATATCTGAGCAAGGTTATCAAAATAACGGATTTTACGATAGATCACTTTCTAATTATAATGAAACTGATTCTAACACTGTGCAGGTGCTTTACTTTAATTATAAAACGTACATGAACGAAGTGTACAAAATTAAAGAAACAGCGACTGGCGCTTCAAAAGTTTTATTAAGAGACGATACATTTGATCCACCTGTTGAAGTATTGGAGCAACAATTTGGAAAGCTTTCAAGATCAATAGAGGTATTATACGAGGGTGTTTTAATACTTGGTACCGATTATCTGCTTAAGTGGGAATTGGCTACAAATATGATGCGCCCAAAAAGCGATAGCTCAAAAGTATTATTGAACTACAGTATTAATGCTCCTAAAATATATAAGGGTAGAATTGAATCGTTGGTTAGCCGTATTACCGGATTTGCTGATATGATTCAATTAACGCATTTGAAACTGCAGCAATTGTTATCAAGAATGGTGCCTGATGGTGTTTATCTTGACGCTGACGGTTTAGCGGAGATTGATTTAGGTAATGGAACAAATTACAATCCACAGGAAGCATTAAACATGTTTTTCCAAACAGGTTCTGTTATCGGTAGATCGTTTACTCAAGAAGGGGATATGAACCCTGGTAAAATACCAATTCAAGAAATTACAAGTGGGTCCGGTGGTAATAAGTTAGGCGCTTTAATTAACACGTATAACTATTATTTGCAGATGATCCGCGACGTGACCGGGTTGAATGAAGCGAGAGATGGCAGTATGCCAGATAGCAAATCACTGGTAGGTATACAAAAAATTGCTGCGGCAAATAGCAATACAGCGACAAGACACATAATGCAAGCCGGGTTAAATATAACAGCTCATTTAGCAGAATGCTTATCATTAAGAATATCAGATATTATAGAA